AGAAAAGGCCATTCTCTTTTGCTATGTCTAAGCAGGAATATTCTGCCCAGGTGTCAAGAGCGTTCTCGTATGTATCTGGATGCACCGGACCACATATGTTAGTTGAGTCTGCTCCGGAGTAACTCCATTCATGTTTATTTCTGTACCAGTCAAAGTAGTTATACTGGATGCCATACCAGTCTTTGCTAATATAAAGCCTTCTTGTCTCGGTCATGGATATTCTCCATTGCTCTTCATTTTCTATGGGTGAGTGTTGCACCAGTGCAACTACGAAGCCTCTTAACACGAATACCTTTTTATTCTTCTCGAACATCCCCAAGTCGTCTCCGTACCACATTGTCTGATAGTCGTGTGTTGGATTCTTTTTCTTGTTCAGGTAGTAGATATAACCACTGCTGCCACATCCGCAGCATGTGTACTTGTCTCCACCCTTTCGCTTAAACTTATCCTTGGTGTAGTTTTTGCATACAGGGCAGTAGATAACCTTTTCTAGGTGTTCTTCTTCTCCCCAGTCATCAAAGAGTGTTATATTGCCCTTATAGAAGTTGTAGAAGCCATCAAACTGACTAAAGGCCCACTCTTCAAAGTCATTTGGCAGAGGTTTGATGCTCTTTGCGTATTCTTCTAAATCATTCCTTCTTTGCATCCTGATTACCTCCAAGGTAATAGTCTCTCATAAGTTTGGTTGTGGTTCTCATTCCAGGTGATCCGTTTTTCACTGTGGCATGAATACCTGCTGCCTTTAAGATATCTTCGTGAATATCCTCTTTTATCTCCCAAGCCTTCTTTAAGACTGCCCCAAGTGCTCCAGCAAGACTCTTACCTTTCTTTCTTACGGCCTTGCAGAGTGCTTCATCTTCCATACACTCCTTGACGATCCAGTCTGCATAATCTTCGAGTGCTTCTGTAAGTCCTAAGTATTCTTTTTCAACTCTTAACTTCCCTTCTGCTGCCATTAGCTCTGAGCAAAGTTCAGGAACATTGCCTTCAAAGAAGTCTGTTGCATCATCCTCGTCTATTCCGTTCTCTTTTGCTAATGCGACAAGTGCTACCTTGTCTCCTTCTTTCTTCTGGTTAGCTGCTGCCATGTTCAACTCTTCTGCTGAGTCAAACTCTCCAAATGTCTCATATAGTGCCATCTCTACTCCTCCTTGTTTGAATCAATAAGTAATGCTGATAAGGTCGTCCGGTAAAATCGCTAATCTTGTTCTCTAACGAGTCCTTAACCAACATCCATCCCTTTGGAACTTTCGGTTCAGGATTCCATGTTCGTCTTAACATGGTTCTCTTGGTCTTTTTAGGCATTACAAGGTTTCTTGAATGAGAGACCTTGCAACCTATAACCTCTTCCTTCGTCTCCTTCTTGCATAAATAGTCAGCCAGTTCTTCATATTGCCCTTCTTCGTATAGCATTGAGAAGTTCGTTATATCTTCCCAGCACTCAGATACTGCTCTTTGTGTGGTGAAGGTTTCTGTGTGGATATCTTCAAGGATAAGGTGGTGATGTGCAGCTCCTCTCTTTCCGATCTCCGTAACTGCTATCCACTTATACTCAAAGCCTGCCTTCTTGAACTTGGCTTTCATTCTTCTGTGAAACTTGGCTAGAATCTTCTTGGCCTCTTCTACTGTCTCAGGTCTCTTCTCTTTGGCATAAGTTAGGGTTACATGCCATCCTTCTTTGAAGTTCCCCAAGATTAGAAGTTGAACATTCTTGGCTCTATTCCATCTGTTCTGCCTTTCCATCTCTTCTGGTGTCCTTTTGCGTTTGGGTTTTCTGTTCTCCCCAGGAGCACCACCTCTGGATGAATAGTGGTTCTTAACGAATCTATAACCAGGACCTTCTAAAATGGTTCTGATATACAACTCTTAAAACCTCCATGTCATAACTTTAATATCCTTAAGAACGCAGAAAAAATATTCTTTTCCTTGATATCTTGTATTTGTGTTTCTTGTGTGATACAATATATAGCAAGAACTCTTTGTGAGTCTTTATTCATTCTTTTGGAACAAAGCGATATTTTGGAAAGCAGATTCATTGCGAATCTGTTTTTCTTTTACTGCCACTCGGCATCTGTTACTCCAAAGAACTCCAATACATTGAAATACTCTTTCAAAGTCCATGCTCTTTTATCGCACAACCTTAAAGACAGTCCTGACTGATCTATTCCAACATATGTGGCAAGTTCGGTCTGATTCTTCTTCTGCCTTCTTAACTCGCCTCTTATCCAGTCATTAAACCGTCTTAACTTTGTTCCGGTTACATCAACTGTTTGTCTCGTCATTCTTTTCATCTTCTTTCTTTGGATAACCAAGAGCCTTTCTTAAGTCCTTGGAACTGATATATGCTGCTGACATTCCAGCACTTCTAGAATCCTCTTCTTCTTTAATTAAGTTCATTGTTCTGAGAATCTTATCGTCTGACTTATCTATCATATTGTTGGCTGCTGCCAGTCTCTCTGTAAGGTTAATAACCTCCTCGTGTAATGCGTAAATAACATCTGCTGTTGTTCTTTCTCCCATTTTGCTTGTATCTCCTTTCTATACTCTTCCGAACTTTTTCAGGCTGCTCTCGTAAATCTCTTCAGCACTCCAAAGCTGACCTGCTGCCTTTACGCCAAGAGCCAATTCGTATCTCTTTCCGTCTTTACTTGCCCAAGTGTACTTGCCATCTAACAACCCTTCGGTGTATTCCTTGTCTAAGTCTTTCCAACCGGGCAACTTAACATTTGTAAAATTAAGCAGATGAAGGTCTGGAGCTATGACCGCACCTTCTATCTTAAAAAAGTGCATCATGTTAATTCCTCCAGTAATATCTTTCTGATGAAGTCTATGCCTTTTTGTTTGGCTACAGTCTTGTAATAGATTCCTACTCCATTGCCTTTGTCGTATTTTTCTTCTACAAGTTTGAAGTAGCCTGCATCAATATACTTTTGATAAGGTTTGTTGTCCGGCTGCAATATCTTTCTGTTTTTCAAAATTGAAAAGAGTTTATTTCTTCCAACTCCCATATCAAGAATCTTTGCCACATCCGCCATGCTTGTTGTTGCATCGGACTGCGTTACTGTATCAAAGAAGATGCCTTTTGGCTCAAGTTCTTTGTTCTTAGCCTCTAACATTTCAATTTGTTTTGCTTGGTCTGCTGCCATTTGCAACGCTTCTGATAAAGTATGTGGCAGATTATAGCCTCCGGTCTTTCTTATGCTCGGCAGAACTTCTGATGTAACCCAACGCTTAAATCTTTTAGCCTCTGCAAGTCTGCTGCAAAAAACCAAATTATATAAACCTGATTCGCTGATTAGCCATCCACCTCTTTGTCCTAAACTCGACGACGAACTGTCGTAGAGTTTATCTTCGCTATCGACATGCATTGCTATTGCCTTGTTGGGATCAACATAACCTAATGCTTCAGCTACATCTTTTCCTACAAACCATGGCTCGTTTTCAATAACAACTGTTCTTATTTCTCCGAACTCGTCATTGTTAAAAATCTGTAAGTCGTTCATTCGTTCTCCTTTCATTTCACTTTAAGTGGATTTTTTAGGCAAAAAAATATTATCAATAGGGATTTGATAGCGTTCAGATAATGCTTTCAATATAAATAATGATGGCTCTACCTTTCCTTTCTCCCAGTTGATAATAGTTTGCTTACTTACTTTGAACTCCTTTGCTACATCTTCCTGCGTAAGGCCTGCGTTAACTCTGGCTGCTGCCAAGCTGATCTTAAGTGTCTCGTTGCTTGTCATCTTTTAACCTCCTTTCTTCCTTTCATGAGTCAATAATATCACTTCACTTAAAGTGTGTCAACACTTAAAGTGAAATAATTTTATATTTTTTCTTGCGTTTTTCCACTTACTGTGATATTTTAGGTATTACCACGATAAAAGGAGGTGCATTTTTAATATGAAAGAAACAGAGTTCAATAAATTGTTTGCAGCAAAGCTGAAGTTCTATCTTGTTAAAAACGATATGACACAAGCCGACCTTGCCGAAAGACTTGGTGTCGGAACTACCTCTGTATATAACTGGTGTTCTGGTCTTAAGACACCGAGAATGGACAAAGTTGACAAGATGTGTGAAATCTTTGGTATATCTCGTTCGGCCTTAATCACATCAGATTATCAAGAACATGAAGAAAAGAGCATTTCCTATAGCGAAGAAGAACAGAATCTCATATCTGCCTACAGGAACGCTTCTGAAGATACAAAGAACGCTGTGTGTGCTGTGCTTGGCATTCAGAGAAAAAAAGAATCATCTACTTATTCAGATAATGTTGGCTAGGAGTTATGTATGACTATTGAAAAAAGAGGAAATAAATACAGAATAATAGAAATGAGAAACGGTGTGGTCATCAGGTTAACTGTTGACCACAAACCTACTAAGATAGAAGCCAGAGAACTCTTGGATGGCAAGTTCCGTAATTATTCTACCTCTCAACCTTTTGGAAAGGCATCTGAGGCTTATATTTCATCCAAGAATGACATTTTATCACCTACTACTATAAAATCCTACCACTCTATCCTCAGAAACACTTCTGAACGCTTTCTGTTAACTCCGGTGTGTGAATTATCGCTTCCGGTGGTGCAGGCAGAAGTTAACAGATATTCAATAGGGCACTCTTATAAGTCTGTTAAGAACTTTAGTGGTTTTATTATGGGAGTGATTAAGTTCTATGGTGGTGATGTTAAGAGTCCTAAACTACCACAGAAGGAAGTTAAAGAGTTATATATACCTACTGAGGATGATGTGAAGGCTATTTTGAGTGAGGTTAAGGGTACAAAGTATGAAATAGCTTTCCTTTTATCTGCCATGGGTTTAAGAAGGTCAGAGATATGTGCTTTGACTGCTGCCGATCTGGATGGTAATATCCTGGCAGTTAACAAGGCCTTAGTACAGGATGAAGATAAGAACTGGATAATCAAACAGACAAAGACAACATCATCCACTAGAAGCGTTATTTTGCCTGATTACCTTGTTACCCTTATAAATAATCAAGGAATTATCTATGAAGGCTTTCCAGGGCAAATCTATAAGCGTATGACAGATATTCAGAAGAAGTTAGGCATCCCACACTTTAGCCTACATAAGATGCGACATTTCTTTGCTTCTTATATGCACCAGTTAGGAATGAGTGATAAGCAGATTCAGGAAGCTGGCGGATGGAAAACAGACGGAATTATGAAAACAGTATATCAGCATGCTATGAATATGGATGAAGCCAAGAAGAAGATGGCTAACTCCATAGGAAACTTGGTTGAATAAGGGGTGGTTGAAATGACTACCCCTTTTTGTGTGCTCAAAATTGAGCTGTCGAATCTTGGGATAATTTTGGGATAATTTTTTTATGCTTCTACGAAATAATGCGGGTTTGCGAGGCATAAAAGAACATAAAAAAACACCCTTGAAAACGCTTCTCCATATTGAAGAATACTGCATTTTCAAGGGTTTTTGGTTAAAGCTGCTAACGGGAATCGGACTCGTTACTTTAGGTCTTAAGAGCCTTGATTTCACGCTATTTTTTTATTTTTTGGGATAATTTTGGGATAATTTTTTATTTAACTCTTATCTTCTGACCTACTTTTAAGACATTAGGGTTTGCGATGCTTGGGTTAAGTTTTAATATATCAAAAACTGTCGTTCCGTATTTCCTTGATATCTTTGTTAAGTTGTCTCCTACAACAACTGTATGATATATCCCTTCGTCCTTCTTTGGAACTGTTGTCTTAGCCTTAGCAAGTTCGTTAACTTTCTTTTGTATGATTTGAATGTCTGCATCCGTATAGCCTTCTTTTTTGAGTCTCTCAACTCTCTGTGGTGAATTGCCATACTTACCTTCATAAACTTTAAGAGCTACTTCATCAAGGTTCTTACTCTGTTGCACCGGTGCAACTTCGTCTCTGTAATCTATCCATGGAAGTTTGCCATGTTTAGTCCACACTCTTTCTCTTCCGTCAATTTGGTTTCCGTTGATACCGGATGTCTGAACACCATTAAGCCACTTTGGAGAAGATTCAATGACTGTATTTTCTCCAACATAGATTCCACAGTGGCCATCCATCCAGACGAACTCTCCTACTCGGATATTCTTAAAATCAGTGCTCACATCTTTGCAGAGTTTAATCATCTGATTAGCGGAAGAGTCAGGAACATTATTGCCCTTATAGGTTGCTCCGCCATTTGGTGCTGACTCTTTGGCTGACCATCCCCAAAGGATCGCTTTTACAAGTCCAACGCAGTCAAAGGCAAATGTGCTACGGTCTTTTGCTTCTATCATTGACTTTCTTTTCTTGTTATATGCGTACTGCTTAATCAGTTTCTGCTGATTAGCCTTATAAAGTGGCTGACCGAATCCACCAAGACAATATAAGGTCTTTTTAGCAGCTATCTCTTTTGCTTTACATGCTAGGTCTATATTATTCATAACTTATATCTCCTATATATATTTTTATTTATACTTTTTCTTTTGTGTATGAAAAATAAAAAAATGTAGTATTATAATACATTTAGGAAAAGTCCTTATATAAAAAAATTGCTATAAGGACTTTTGGAAAATGTAAGCAAATCTACACTAAAAATCTTCTCTCTGGGATAAGTAACCGATAGAACTTAAACCGAGTAATGCTCCAATAAAAGCATCAAGTAACATGAGCGTTTGAGCTATCTCCGGTCCTAAAGGCCATCCCCATATCTTAGCAAGTCCAAGATACAAAGTGCTCAAAGCTGGAAGCACGATCATTGCCACCCATTTCAATACATCATAAACTTTGTCTGGAATAAATTGTTTCATCTTCCATCATCTCCTTTCTGCTGTGCCTGTAATACCATAATCGTTTCCTCGCATTTATATATCCTCTCGACAAGATTCTCGACAAGGGTATTTTTCTTTGCGACCTCTTTCTCTCATTGCGTTAGTTTATACTCAT